GTAAAGGTGTTGGCTTTAAGGGTGGAAAGTTTAAGAAGTATACGCCTATCTATGCTGCATTTAGGGCTAGTAGAGGCAGAAGCACAAACCCAGACCTACAGTTTACAGGTCAGATGTTAAGTTCTATTACATCAAGGGCAAGCAGCAGGCAGGCTGAGATATTCTTCACTAGAGCCACTGAGTCAAAGAAGGCTGCAATGAACAATAAGACTAGACCGTTTTTTGGGTTTAGTGATAGGGAAGAAAAGCAACTGGGCGAAGTATTCTTTAGGGCGTTGAAATGAGTGTAAGAGAGAACATAGCAAACAATTTAGTCGCTACTCTACAGGCTGTTAAAACTCCCGTAGATATTAAGTATGTGACTAGAGAGCCGTTTGATTTTACTAAGTTATCAAGCGCACAGTTTCCAGCTATACTTGTCCGCAGTGCAGATGAGGATAGAGAAGATAGCAGCATCGGTGGGTCAATCACTCAGCGTATGGCTACTATAAATTACGAATTTATTTGCTACGTTAAAGGGTCTGTTATTGATACAGCCCGAAACAATCTTATCGAAGCAATTGAAGAGGGTCTTGACGTTGACCGTTTGCGTGGTGGTTATGCACTAGATACGCAGATAACTAGAGTCGAGATCGATGAAGGTTCTATTGACCCCGTTGGTGGGGTCATTATGACAATCCGTGTTTTGTACCAGTACACTCGCGGCACAACTTAACTTTACTTAGAGGTAACAATCATGGCGACTAAAACAGGCGCATCAGGTGTAGTAAAAATCGCAGCATCAGGCGGCTCTGTGGCCGTTGTGGGTGAGGTACGTTCTTTCACGTTTGATGGTTCAGCAGATACCATTGAAGACAGTGTAATGGGCGATACCGCACGAACTTATAAAGAAGGTTTGAAGACTAATACAGTGACTATCGAATGCTACTGGGACGAAGCTGACGCACAGCAGCTTGTTCTTGATGAGCGTGCTTCTGTAGACTTTGAAATCTATCCTACAGGAACTGGTACTGGTGAGAGCTATTTCACTGGTGGCGGCATTGTGACTTCGCGTTCTATTACTGGTTCTTTTGACGGCATGGTTGAGGCCAGCTTCTCCATCCAGTGCAGCGGAGCAGTAACTGAAGCAACAGCATAAGGGGATTAAACCATGGGATTAGCTAAAGAGTTACGCAGTAGAAGAAAGGTTGAGGCGCGAGAAGTACAGGTGCCAGAATGGGGTGACGAATCTGGAGCATTTAAGTTGTATTGCAGAAGCATTACCTGCTATGACTTAGACCAGTTGCAGAAGAAGCACCCCAACTTCCTGAACAACACCACAGTTGGCGCTATGGTAGACTTGATCGTTATGAAGGCAGAGGACGAGGGCGGCAATAAGCTCTTTACTTCTGCTGAGGATCGCATCGATTTGATGGGCGAAGAAACTAACGTAATCAGTGAAATCGCAAATCAGATGTTTGCACAGATTGAGTCTGTAGAGGCGGCTGAGGGAAACTGAGAAGCGATCAATCACGGATGAATTTATTGTCCTTGGCTGATCGCCTTCATATGAGCATAGAAGAAGCAGAGCAAATGCCTGTCAGTCACTTTAACGAGTGGCTGGCTTACTTCCAGATAATGAGCGAGAACAATGGCTGAAAATGTAAACATTACGATACGGGCATTCGATAAAACCAAGAAAGGTTTTGGCTCTGCAACTAAAGGCTTAAAGGCAATAGCTGGCACTGTGCTTAACCTAAGAACTGCACTGGTTGGCGTTGCTGGTGCGGCTGGATTTGGCTTATTGGTCAAATCATCTCTAAACGCTACAGATTCACTAGCAAAGACTGCTGCAAAGATAGGCACAACCACTGAGGCTCTGGGCGCGTTAAGGTATGCAGCTGACCTCACTGGCGTGGCAACTCAGACGATGGATATGGCCCTGCAAAGGTTTACCCGTAGAACTGCGGAAGCAGCAGCAGGTACTGGTGAGGCTAAGGGAGCTATCAAAGAGCTAGGGATTAACGCTCAAGAACTGAACAGAATGCCGCTAGATAAGCGCATGATTGTTTTGGCTGACGCATTTGAGAAAGTAGAAAGCGAATCTGACAGGCTACGGCTTGCCTTTAAGTTGTTTGACTCCGAGGGTGCAGCCCTTGTAAATACCTTGTCTCAGGGCAGCGATGGTCTGAAAGAAATGCTAGGTGAAGCAAAAGTGCTTGGCCTTACCATGTCCAGCAGTGCAGCGAAGGGTGTCGAAGATACTGTTGACTCGCTAACTAGGCTAAAAAGTTTGTTTAAAGGTGTTACAGATCAAACTGTAGCAGCCTTTGCCCCTGCCATTAAAACGATGGTAGTGAGGTTTACGCAGTTCCTTCAGAGGTCTATTGAGGCTAAGGGTGGCATTGAGGCGTTTGCTAGATCGTTAGCAATAGACCTTTTAAATGGCGTTAAGTCTGCGCTAATTGCTTTTCAGTCTTTAGCTAATGGTTTTATAAAAGTTTATGCATCTTCGGTAAAAATCAAGAACGAGCTTGCAAATACCTTTGGCATAGGCTTGAAGGATGCAAAGGAATATAAAAAAGACCTCGATGAGCTAGATGAAAAAATAGAGAAAACCAAAAACTCATCTAATATGAGTGTTGAAAATCAGATAAAAGTAACAGATAGGCTGATGGCAAGACGCAAAGAAATGCTAAAACTGTATCAGCAGGCTCAAGACGCTGAAGAGGCTGAAACCGTAAAGCCTGTTGATTGGGTGTCAGGTGTAATCCAACAAATTGATGAAGCTATATCCTCACTTAAAAATTTTGAGGAAACGGCTGTTACATTACCAGAAGCCATAGTGCCTGCACTAAATGACATTGAGCTTGGCTTTAAGTCATGGAGTAACAGCATTCCTGACATGACAACAAATATACAGAGCCTAACAAAGAAGGGCTTAGACGGTTTAACAGACGCTCTGACGGCAGGCATTACAGGTGCAGCTAACTTTGCAGATGCTATGAAGGCAATGTCTAAAAGCGTTGTTGATAGCTTAATAAAGATGCTGGTGCAGAAGTATATTGTAGACGCAGCATTTGGTGCGATTACAAGTTATTTTGGCAGTGGCGGCACTGGCTCAACTGGTTCTGGAATGACTTCTGGTGGCGGTAGCGGCATGCCATCGTTTGACCCTAGAGGGTTTGTGGCTATTGGTGGCCCAGTACAGGCAGGCTCTCCATATGTTGTGGGTGAGCGTGGCCCAGAGATGTTTGTGCCTAATCAGTCTGGGTCAATTATCCCGAATGATAAAATGGGCGGTGGTGCAGGTGTAGTTGTTAATCAGACGATAAACGTCACTACAGGCATACAAAGCACTGTTAGAGCCGAGATAGCTGGACTAATGCCACAGATAGCGCAGGCCGCTAAAGGCGCTGTAGCCGATGCTAGGGTGCGTGGTGGCAACTTCTCAAGAGCAATGGTCGGAGCATAACGAATGCCTTTATCTTTTCCCAATGTCGGCATACAGAATATGTCAATGCGCCTAAAGCGTGTTGTGGCTGTTGCTGAGTCTCCCTTTACTTTAGATACTCAGGTATATACCCATCAGGGTGCAAGGTGGGAGGCTGAGGTTACTTTGCCCCCCTTGACCTACGCAGAGGCTAGATCAGTTGAGGCTTTTATTGTTGGACTAAAGGGGCGTGAAGGCACGTTTACTTTCGGCAACCCATTGCACACCGATACAGCCAGCGTGACTACAAGCGGCAGCACTGCTATCAGATCAGAGACGCTAACAACCTCAGCAGGCAGCACAGCGGTATCGGCAGGAACATACTTCCAGCTAGGCGACTATCTTTATCTAGTTACAGCAGACAAGTCATCAGGCGCAGGGACTTTGGAGTTTCAGCCGCCCTTGCGCGAAACTATAGCTACAGGGGTGGCGCTAGACTTCACACAGCCTAAGAGCCTTTGGCGCATGGCTTCTAACGATGTTTCGTGGTCTACCAACGAGGCCAGCTTGCAGGGCTTTAGCTTTGCTATGGTAGAGGCATTATGAGCAGATCACTATCTAGTGGAATGCAGGCAGTATCAACTGCTGACGTTGTACGCCCTATATATCTTATCAACATGGAGTTTGATCAAAATATTGCGGCAGGTACTTTTGTCGGGGGGCACAAATATAAAATAGTTAGTGTTGGCAATACTGATTTTACAGCTATTGGGGCAAGCGCAAACACGGTTGGCGTGACTTTTACTGCAACTGGTGCAGGTTCAGGAACTGGAATTGCAAGTGAAAGCCCTGCTGAATTAAATATTTGGTCTGGAGTTGGTAATTTAACCTATGACGGTGAGACCTACACTGGTGTTGGTGACTTGTTAGCAATTAGCCCGATAACTGAAACGGCAGACATGCAAGCAAGCGGCATGAATGTAACCCTAGCGGGCGTAAAGTCATCTTTAGTTGTAATAGCAAAAGATCACGAATATCAGGGCAGGCCACTCACTGTATTGCTGGGGGCGTTTGATGCATCTGGTAATTTGGTAGCTGATCCGACGGTGATATTTTCTGGCTTTATGGACACCATGACTATATCCGAGTCTGGTGAAACATCCACTATCAATATAGCAGTTGAGAATAAACTGATTGCTTTTGAGAGAGCGAAGGTCAGACGGTATACAGCAGAAGATCAAAAGATAGATCACCCTACAGACAAGGGCTTTGAGTTTGTGACTGCTATTGTAGAGAAAGAGATAATCTGGGGCAGGGCTTCTCCATCATCGTATGCTGGCGGTGGCGGCAACGGCGGGCGTGATTATGGGCGGCACGATGCAAGCAAGCGTTAATATTGAGCACGAATGTCTCACTAATGTAAAAAAAGATATCATTCCTTTGCTTGATAAACACTGGGCAGAGACTGAGCCAAACCAAGATACAATAAAGCTAGACCCAGATTGGAAAGAGTATGCGCTTTTAGATTCATTGGGCATATTGCGGATATTTACAGCGCGCAACAACGGCGAACTAATTGGCTATTGCGTGGTTATGGTGTCAAAAAGCATTCACCACAAAGATCATCTTTTTGCCTCAACTGATGTAATATATGTAAAACCAGAGTTTAGGAAAAGCACGACAGGCGCAGAGCTAATAAAGTTTGCGGAGGCGCACTGCAAAGAAAATGGCGCTTCATTGATGACCCTGAACATGAAGGTGGATTTTCCTTTTGACGGGCTAATGCAACGAATGGGCTTTAATCTTTTAGAGCGCGTTTACCACAAATGTTTTTTAGGCGAATAGAATGGCTACAGCAGTAATAGCAGGTTTGGCAGGCGCAATAGGAGCTGGGGCGGCTGGATTATCCATTTTTGGGCTGGCGGTTGGATTACCATCTATTGCTGCGGCTTTTGCTATTGGTGCTGGTTTATCTTTAGTGTCCCAAGCCCTAATGCCAAGCATTGATTTAGGGGCTGCAATGGGCGGTCGATCTATAACGACTAGAGAGGCTGCCCAATCTCGCAAGATAGTTTACGGTCGCGCTAGGATAGGCGGCAATATCGTTTACTTGGAATCAACAGGTACTGACAATAAATACCTGTGGTTGGTTATTGCGGTAGCTGGGCATGAGATAGATGCATACGAGGAAGTCTGGTTTAACGATGTTAAGATTTGGGATGCAGGCAACTTTGTTGGCGGCTGGGGCAACTATGTAAGCATTGGATTCCACAAGGGCGACCAGACTACAGCCGATGCAGGTTTAAACGCAGCGTCAACTAAGTGGACATCAGACCATAAGTTGTTAGATACGGCCTATATGGCTGTAAGGCTTACGTATGACGTTGATCAGTTTGCTAATGGCCTGCCTAATATTTCAACAGTTATTCGTGGCAAAAAGGTTCTAAACCCAGCGACCAGCACCACAGCATGGTCACAAAATCCAGCACTTTGCGTTTATGACTACCTTCTTGATACCAAGTATGGTCTTGGTGAGTCAGCCAGCAACATATTGACCTCTAGCGTTACCGCTGCTGCAACTGTTTGTGATGAGACTGTTTCTCTTGCTGCTGGTGGGACTCAGCCTAGATATACTATAGATGGTGTAGTAGATACAGAAGGCTCTATCAAAGGCAACCTAGATGCAATGCTAGGCTCTATGATTGGCCGTCTAGTCTTTTCTGCTGGCAAGTTTGAGCTATATGCGGGTGAATATGTAGCCCCCGCCTACAGCGTAGATGAGTCGGTAGCTGTTGGTGATATAAGCATCCAAACAAAGCAATCTAGAAGAAGCTCTTACAATGGCGTTAAGGGTGTTTTCCTGTCAGAGGAAGATAACTACATACTAGCTGATTATCCTGCACAGATATCTAGCACTTTTGCGGCTGAAGATGGCGACCCTATCTATCTTGATATGCCGCTTCCGTTCACTGTTAATAATGTTCGCGCACAAAGAATAGCCAAGCTCGCACTGTTCCGTAGCCGACAGCAGGAAGCAATAACAATACCCTGCAACTTGAGTGCCTTGCGCTTCAAGATTGGTGACAATATCAACGTCACTAACGCGAGACTACGATACTCAAACAAAGTCTTTGAGGTTGTTGGGTATAACTTAGACTTTGCCAACGGGCAGATTGTAGTCAATGTGGACGCGATTGAGACTGCCGCCTCTATCTGGGACTGGACTACCTCAGACGAAGAGGTCTATCTAGGTGCTGGTGAGGTGGAATTATATGACGGTCTAACGGCTGCTGCCCCCACTAGTCTTAACATTACAGGCGATTCGTTCCTTAACTCTGACGGCACCTTTAACACAGAATTTAATGTTGCGTGGACTGACGCAGATGATGCATTTACAGATCACTATGTTGTCGAATGGAAGAAAGCATCAGATAGTAACTATTTCACAATGGATGCTAAGGCTTCGCCAGCGGTAATTACTGGGCTGCAAAATAATCAGCCGTACAATGTTCGAGTCAAGGCTGTTAATGAGATTGGCGTATCTTCAACATATATAACGGCTGCCCCTACTTCTGCTGTCGATGACACTGCGCCTAATGTTCCAACTTCTGTATCCGCTGATGGTGAGTTTGAGCAGATAACTATTTCTTGGACAAATTCAACAGCAAGTGATTTAAAGCATGTTAATGTTTATGGTTCAAACTCGCAGTCTAGTGGATTTTCTCTTATTGGAGAAAGTGCAGGTACCACTTTTACAGAAGTTGATCTATTAGTAGGGGCCACAAGGTACTACAAGCTAAGGTCTGTTGATCGCACTGGGAATGCATCGAAAAACGCACAAGGTCAGCCTGAATATAGCCAAACAGTAGGTGCTACGACTACTCAAGTACCAGCAGGCGGTATTTCGAATGATGCTGTTGATACAGATCAAATTGCAGACAGTGCAGTTGAGACCGACAAAATAGACGATGATGCTGTCACCATTGCCAAAATTGCTACTAGTCTAGAGTCAACTAATTATGTTGCAGGCAGCGCAGGCTGGAAAATACAAAAAAGCGGTGTGGTTGAGTTTGAGCAGGCGACTATCAGGGGTGACGTTTCAGCTACTTCTGGGTCTATTGCTTCATCAGTAACTATAGGCGGCACCACGGCAAGTACGGTTGTAAGTGGTGCGGCAGACGGTGCTACTGCAATTCAAGATAGTGATACTAATGTCGATCTTGGTTTAACAGGCGGCACAATATCTGGCATTACTATATCTGCAACAAAGCTCTATGAGGGCGCAGGCACTTTCAATAACAGCAACACTGGTTTCTACTTAGATAATACAGGGCAGTTCAGCCTAAAAGATAAACTATCTTTCAACGGTACGACCTTATCTGTATCTGGGGACATTGTTGCTGATAATTTAAATGTCACAAATGCAAATGTTACAGGTTCATTCGTGGCGAATAACTTGCCGACCCTGCAAAACATGAATGGCGTAATCACTGTTAATCAGATTAACGCTGACACAATAACTGTAGATAAGCTATCTGGCGATGTTTCGGAACTTTACCCTGCATCGATATATGAAAATATAACTGCTACTAGCAGCACACAATTTGGGCAAGACTTTGCTATTCCTGCTCCATCTTTAAGTATATCAAAGCGTCAAAGGCTCGATTTAGATTTTGACT